CAGGATCTCGTACCTACTCACGGTACGTACGCGGTCGATCTCGCCGCGGCAAACACTAAGCGCTCGGACTTGTTCCAGTCGCTAATTAAGTCGCTGACGTTTAATCCGATCAGCACGTCTGGAGGCTCGTTTACCAAGCGTATGAAGGTGATCAAGTCAATGAACTTTACCATCGAGCCCCAGCAGACCACGGACTCCGACGTGGACCCATCAGTGAAGAGTGTGTCATGGACACTCAAGCTTAACAAGCTTCTCGACTTTACGGAGAAGGCAGAGGTGTTGGCTAACATCACCGATACCAACGACCAGGCCGACTTCGTCGAGCAGACTGGCGCAGTCATCAAGGCGCAGATTAAACCTACATCGCGCATGTATCTCATGATCCGTAGCACAAACTACGGTCTTGATGCAACCGAGTCAAACGTTCTAACTCCAAGCTTTGATCTCAGCATCAAACTAAACCACAGCGTCACACAGTAACCGCTACCACATATAGCTCCCCGGAGTACAACATGACCCGTACCCGAGGGAGCAGGTAGCGGATAACACGGCGCCGTACGTCCGCTTGTCGGACGAACGCCGTACGTGTTGCAGCGCCCCAGCGACCGGAACCATAAATGTTCCGTTATATCTATTAAACCAGCGCTATCGGTCCGGTTAGTATTACCCGGACCTATGTGTCATAAAAACAATTCGTACCGCTTTAGCGGATGGTAGAGGGCGGGGGCGGCGAAGCTCGCCCCCATGGTGTGGTTGTGGTGAAATACCACTCTACCGCCGGAGGCGCTCGAATTATTATCTCACTCTAGGTTAACACACCCAACATGCCTGAACACCCCGGCCGCCACCGCGGATGGGTATTCACGATAAACAACCATACCTCCGACGACGTCGAGATGGTAAAAGCCATTGTCGCACGCTCCACGTACGTGATAGCGGGCTTAGAGGTGGGCGAGCAGGGCACGCCTCACATTCAGGGTTATGCGTACTACGCTAACGCTCGCAGCTTTGCTGCCATGAAGAAAGCTCTACCACGAGCTAACCTGCAACCAGCCAAAGGCACGGGTGCTCAGAACAAGACGTACTGCAGCAAGGATGGTAACATCCTGGTGGAGGACGGTATCATGCCCACGCAGGGCAAACGAGTCGACCTTGACGAGGTCTATGCCTCACTCCGTGAAGGCGCAAACATGCGCAGTATCTTGGACTCAGATGTAAATCTGCAGTGCATTCAGGTCGCGCAGAAATACCTGTCATATCATGAAGCGGAGCGTGATTGGCAGCCTGAGGTACGATGGTTCCACGGACCTCCGGGCGCGGGTAAGACCCGTGCTGCATTGGAGTGGCTCGGTGACGACACGTATACGTGCAACCGTACTACATCCAAGTTTTGGGATGGCTACGACGCTCATCAGGGTGTGTTAATTGACGACTTCCGCACCGAGTGGTGCAAGTTCGTCGAGCTTCTAGGCATCACCGACCGGTACGCGTACCGTGTAGAAGTCAAGGGTGGAGCACGTCAGCTCCTTGCCCGTAAGATCGCGATAACCTCTCCTTACTCGCCAGAAGAGGCGTTCACCGCCTCACCAGAAAACCTCGACCAGATACTGCGTCGCATCAGTGAGATACATGAATTTACGGGGGTGCAATCGCCACCCCCATTACCCGCTCGCTACGTCGACGGAATTAAAATTCCCCCGGCCGAGTTAATCTCGAATCCTGGGTCAGAACTCCCAGATGCCTACGACAGTCTACAAGTATCCCCGCGGTGGCAGCACCACAGTCACCGATCTCGGCCGTGTTCGCCCGTCCCCCCGGGCTGGAGCGATGAGTCCTGCGGACCAAGCGATGATAGCGTACCAAGTGGGAAAGTTCCTTTACCCGTACGCAAAGAAAGGCGGCAAAGCCCTTTACAAGTATGCTACGACCCCCAAGAAGGGGGGTTCAAAGTCAGCCCCGAAGAAGACCAGCACAGCTGCAGCGATGAGGGAGGGCACTCACTCGCAAGTTACACGAGCGAGCAAAGTTACCCAGATTGGCCGACGTATGACGGCCTCCAAGAAGACGATGATGCTGACTCGTGCTAATCTCGAGCGTCTCGTCTACCGCTGGAACGGAGTGAAAGCTTTTAACGGCAATGGCTATTATTGGATGTCTAACAAGACAGTCGACGCTAACACTCGTGCCTTGCCACTCTATTTGTTCGACCTAACCAGTGTCAATAACATATCAGCAGGAACGTCTATTAAGGCGATTCCCATGTTGCAGCTGCAACAGGATAATACAGCCGGAGCTATGGCCTTCACCCAGGTGCAAGGTCTCAAGGGCGACGGTGCTACGCTCACGTCAAATCTTAACGTTGAGGTGCAGACAGCGATCGGCACCGGGACAGGTCTTAACCTGCCCGCACCATATACCAAGTCAGTCTTGGAGAGCGCGAGTATCAAGCTCAACTGCTGGGGTGCTGTCTCGAAGAGCACACGCTGGCAGATATCCGTGGTTCGCTTTAGCGACCAGGATCTCGTACCTACTCACGGTACGTACGCGGTCGATCTCGCCGCGGCAAACACTAAGCGCTCGGACTTGTTCCAGTCGCTAATTAAGTCGCTGACGTTTAATCCGATCAGCACGTCTGG